CTCGCAGGCGTGGAGCTATACGCTGGACGAAGATAGCGCCATCGCCCTCGCACCTGCCCTGCGCGCGCGTATCGCCCAGAGCGGCGCCGAGCAAATGGATGCCTTTATCCTCAACGCCGATGACACAGCGACGGCGACGGGCAACATTAATAGCGATGACGGCGCACCCGCCAGCGACAGCTATTATCTGCAAACCGGCGGACAGGATGGCATTCGCCACCAGTACCTCGTGGACAATTCAACGCCGATGGGCAGCGATATGAATGGCATCCTCACCGACGCCATGATCCTGACCGAGATGGGCGCCATGCTCAAGTACGCCATTGACCCCAACCAACTCGCCTTTATCTGTGACATCCACACCTATCTGGCGGGCTTCCTGGCCACGGGCACAGGCCAGCCAGGCTTGAATGTCATCACCATGGACAAGTTCGGCGCCGGCGCTGTTGTGCTGACCGGGCAGCTCGCCGCTTATCGCGGTGTGCCCATCGTCGTCAGCGCATCGATGCCGTTGACCGAGGCCGATGGTAAGGTCAGCGTTACCGCTTCCAACAACACCAAAGGCCAGTTGGCCATCGTCAACCGCATGATGTGGTATGTCGGCTTCTGGCGCGACCTGCTGATTGAAGCGGACCGCGACATCACCAAGCTGCAATATATCCTGGTGGAATCCTTCCGCGAGGGTGTTGTGGCCTGGGGCACGCGCAGCACCAACACGCACACCGGTGGCATTTTCAATATCACATAAAGGGGTATTGTAAACATCTTAATATAGTAGCCGCGATGGACGCGGCAGGAGATAGATAAACATGCCAAACGCAGAATACAACGCCCGCAAGTTTGGGACGTATCTGACCATTCCGTTTTTTGCAACCGACCTGACCACCGGCGCCAGCAACAGCGACTTGCTGTGTGGAGTCACCGCCAACACGCTCTATATTGCGCCGCAAGCCGGCTCGGTGGTGGCAATCAGCGGCGAAACCGCCGTCGATGTGACCGCCGGTAGCATCGCCCTGCGCGCGCACAAGGCATCGACCGAGTTTGCGCAGACCGGCTACCCGGTGGCCACCATCGACAGCACGCACGACTCGACGGGCAGCTTTGCCGATGTGCGCGAGGGTGCCCTGACCTTTGCCGCCGGCGACCGCCTCGGTATCAGCGCCACCAGCACCACCGACCTGGCGCCGACCAACACGGTTGATGTGACGGCGTTCCTGCTCATCCAACTGAATCCGAACTAACCAACGCCCGCCGCAAGCACATTATCTCGCCCGCCGCTAGCAGTCTTGCGACGCAGCGGCGGAAAAGAAGCGCAGCGGGGGGTTTTGATGCTTTGCCCGCAGAGACTTCGCAATCAACCGGCTATAGTGGCGGGCAAACACCAAAAGCCGGAAACAAAGGGGGCATATGTCAGATTGGGGCCGCATCCTGGTATCGACCAGGCTCGAAAAGCAAATCAGCCCACGCTTTTTCCAGGCGTGGACCAAGCTCATCAAGACTGGCCTACGCCAGGATGACGGCCTCTACATGGTCGCCGGCAAGGTGGCGCACGCTGCCCAAAACGACATTGTGCGCACTATGCTAGAGGGACCATTCGACAGCCTGCTAACCCTTGATAGCGACGCCGATGTAGCGCCGGACTTCCTCGAAAGGTTCCGCACTTTTGAGCCGGGCTTTGCTTATGACGCGCTGCAAGCCTTCTACCCGCGGCGGGGTTGGCCGCCGCGGGCCATCTGGATCAAGCCCAACGCCCTGGGCGAGATGATGGAATGCTTTGTCATTGACCCGGACGCAACAGAGGAGGTGGGCATTGTCGGCACCCATGCCTGTCTGTTCCGGCGCGAACTGTTTGAGCGAATGCTTGGCGATGCTGACCCGGATACTTTTGATTGGTTCTACTATCCGCGTCATGTGCAGATGTCGGAAGATGGCGCCTTTAGCCAAGAGGCGCGGGCGCTCGGCTTTAAGCTGGGGGCAACAACAGCGGTAAGGGCCGGGCATGTGACCGAGATCACAACCACCTGGGACACCTATCAGGAGTATCTCGACATCACCGGCAAGCGCAAGCTGATTGAGCGCTATGGGGAATTGGCGCACGAGATCGCCGCCTTTACCGGCGAGAGCGCCGAGATGGTGCTGGCCAAGGCCACGCACGCCGGCGCCAACGTAAGTGAGCCGTGGAAAGAACATGCGCCCGCCAATGCCGACGAAGAGCGCGCCTTTTACGGCTGCAAGGATAACGGCTATCTCTATGACTTACTCAACTGGAATTGTCAGCCGCTTTATGAGCGCATCCTGATGCCGCTATATCCTGTCTCCAGCCAACGCGTGCTGGTGATTGGCTGTGGCCTTGGCACAGAGGCCGATGTGATGGCTGACCGTAACCGGGTCGATGTCTTTGAATTGCCTGGCGTGCTCAAAGATTTTGCCATGCGGCGGCTAGGAAGCAGAGTCAATTGGCTACATGGCGATACGTTGGGTGAGGCGCTGGATGGTGACGACAGGTATGACCTTGTTGTCGCCATTGACACACTAGAACATGTGCATCCGTCTGAATTGCCCTTTGTGTTGGCGGACATCGATATGGTGCTTGCGCCGCATGGTGCACTTTACGCCCACAATAATTTTGGCCAGCAGGATGTCTACCCTATGCACCATGACAACGGCGAGTATTTCAACGGCTGGTGGCAGAGTATGGATATGGTTCAGGAAGGGGAATACCTATGGCGAAAAAGCTAAAAGCATTGGAAGAATATCGCGGCGGCGCCCAGCGCAACCTGTATTTCGCCGCCGGCCAGGAGTTTGAGGCTGACGACGACCTCTATCTGTTTCTCATGGCGGATGCGCCGGGCTGCTTTGAGCAAGTCAAGGCCATCGATGCGCCGCCCGTCGATAAGATGCTTCACAAACCAAAGGCGAGCAAGTAACGTGGCGTATCTGACGAACACGATCTTAAAGGTATATTTGGGCATCACCGAGAGCACCGATGATACGCTCCTGACGACGCTCATCACGGCTGCGCAGGCGGCGATTGATGCCTTTTGCCGTCAAACCTTTGAGGCGGCGGCGGATACAACGCGCTACTTTGACCCTACGCTTGATGCCGCCGGGCGCTGGCTCTATCTGGATGCGCCCTTGGCTGCCATCACGAGCGTCACCAATGGCGACGGCAACACCGTCACATCCGGCAACTATATCACCGAGCCGCGCAATGTGACGCCGTACCGGGCATTGGTGCTCAAGGGCAACAGCACGGTAGCGTGGACGTGGACTACGACGCCCGAAAACAGCATTGCCATCGTCGGCAAGTGGGCCTATAGCACCAGTGCACCGGCGGATGTAGCGCAGGCTTGCACAAGGTTGGCGGCATATTTGTACAGGCAGAAAAACAACAGTGGCGACCTCGACCGCGCCATGGTCATCGGCGCCAATGCCATGCTGCTACCGTCTGAGCTACCCAAAGATGTGTATACGTTACTCCGCCCATACCGGAGGCTGATCTGACTATCTATTCCTACGCTTCATTTAGCCATGGCATCGCCGACCTGACCATAACCGGCGTCAAGCGCAAGTATCGCAACATCCCTGACCAGCTCAGCACGGCGGATCTGCCTTGCCAGTTTACACGCTTGCCGGAAGGCAACGAGGGGCCGTTGACGGCGGATGGTGAAGGCGGCTGGCCCGTCCGCACCATCGAGCTGGTGATCGTCGCCTGTCCCGTTGGTCAGAGCCGGCAGCCGACCAATCACGAGCTGGTGCTGACCCTGATTGACGCCCTGTGTACGACGCTGCGGGCGGTCCCGGCCAGCAATACCATCTCGCAGGCTAAGCTGTCCTGGCGCATCCGTGGCCGTATCGATGTGATTGGCGACACGGAATATTGGTTCATTGTGGCGGCGATAGTGGGGAACGGTTGAGATGGCTTTCCTAAACGTGGTTACGCGTTGTTATCGCAGGCCCATCATGCTCGCGGCCAATCGCGCGGCCCTGCAGCGGCAATCGTCGCCCGACTGGACACAGACGCTCTTGGTAGATAGTGAGGGTATCGGCATCGCCGCCACCTATGAGCGCCTGGCGGTCTATGAGCCGAGCGGGGACCTTGTGTGGATTCTCGACGATGACGATATCTGCATCGCAGACGACTTGGTCAAGGACTTGCAGGAGCTGGCCAGCTGGGTCGATTTCGATGTGATCATGGTCAAGATGAGCCATGACGGCCATATCTTGCCGGACAAGTTTACCTGGCAGAAGCCGCCGCAGCTCGGGCATATCGGCGTCAGCGCCTTTGTGGTCAAGCGCAAGATTTGGATGAAGCACAGAAGCGCCTTTGCGCCTGGCGCACATCACAGTGACTTTAATTTTATCAGCGCCGTTTTTGAGCGCGACCCGGATGTGTTTTGGTTGGATGTTGTAGCGAGCGCAACTCAATGTGGCGCGCATGGAGGTTTACCCGAATGAAGATACTGCTAGGCATAGCAACCTATCCAACCGAGCCGCATGTTTATCCCGCGGCACAAGCGGCCATTGATGCTCTGGAGCAGGACGGGCATGCGGTTCTTGTCGTCTACTACGGCGACGATGACCCTAAGAAAAGTCACCTTGAGAACCTGCTTGTCAAGCACAACCGCATGAGGGACGATGCACTTAACCTGGAGTATGACGCTCTCTTTACCGTAGAGGCCGATATGATTATCCCGCCTGATACGTTGACCAAGTTGACGCCATTGGATGTAGACGTGGCGATGGGCCTCTACGTCAGTCGTAGCAGCCGCATTTGGCTTTGTATACCCGTTATAGACGGCTATAAGGGCAACGCCCTCAACGCCGACCCAGAAGCCGCCAAGGCCGCCTGGGGGACGGTCATCAAGAGCGAGGGCGCCGGCTTTGGCTGCACGCTTATCCACCGCAATGTGCTTGAGGCCATCACCTTTCGCAATCATCCTAAAGGCAAGTTTAGCGATGACTGGCAGTTCGCCCTGGATTGCAAGGAAAAGGGATTCACAATGGCGCATGACCTCAGTGTGGTATGCGGCCATATATTGCACGAAGGCGGCGTGTTATGGCCCGACATCGATGCGCCGGAGCTCCACCGCGTAGAGGGGCTAGGCGCCCAGGGGGCTCCCGCGCAGCATAAGGGCGTGACATTGCCGGAGCAGGCAACCTACAAAGTGCTTAAAAACATATCCGGTAGCAAGGAATATGTTTTTGGTGACACCATCGTATTGAGCGCAGAGGCCGCCGCCATTCTTTTGGAGCGGCGAGCCATAGAGAACATGGAGAGTTAATCATGGCACAGTCAACGGGGGCGATTCCCCAGAACAAGTTTATGGTGCAACTGAGCACCAACGGCACCACCTGGGCCGACAAGAGCGGCTCCAACGTGGACATCAAGCACACGGGACAGGAGCAGATGAGCGGCGCCCAAAACACCGCTGACGGCCTCGCCCCTGTCGTCACCGCCGGCGGCAAGCATAGCGCCGCTACTATTACTGCCCGCGGCCTCTATACTAAGATTAGCGGCGAATTTTGGGACTTTATCAAGGACCAGCAGGAGGCAGCGGGCAACTCTGGCAAGGTGGTGTACATCCGCTGGGCGCCTGAGGGCGGTATCGGTACGGTCGTTGGTAACGAGCAATTCACCGCCACTGATGACGCGGGCAGCGCCTTTCCGTGCGTCATCAAGAGTTGCAATGTGCCTGACCTGGATGCGGGTAGTGGCGCACCGGCGCTAGTTACCGCCGTCCTGGAAGCACCAAAAGTTTTGCGCGCGTTAACCGCCACAACCTAAGTATTATCCACCTAGGAGCTTTATGAGCGACGAAGTTCGTGAGGATGGCGCGGTCGAGCAGGCCGCGCCCACAAGTGGGCTCCCGGTAAAGCAGGATTACGGCAGCGGCATCAACATCGTGCTCAAGCACGCCGAATTTGATGGCGTGATCGATATGTCCAAGCTGAGCTGGCGCGACTCCAAGGATTTGAACGCCATGCGTAAGGCCGCCAAGGATGGCACGCTCAGCGACGATGCTGTCA